GACTTACTCGTATTGGAGATATTATATGTATGGATCTAGTTTACTTATGCATAAAGATAGACCTTCATGTGAGATTAGTGTGACAGCATGTATACAACATAGTAATCCATGGCCTATTACTATAGATGGTAAAGATGTATATATGAAAGAAGGAGAAGCCGTTATATATTTAGGCTGTGAAATACTTCACGGAAGGAAACAACTAAAACATGATTCTAATGCACAAGTGTTTTTTCATTATGTAGATAAAAATGGTCCAAACACTGAGTTTAAAGATGATGTTAAAATGTATTAATATGAAAAAAATAAAAGAAATAAAACCTGAACCAAAAAAAGCTACTGTAGATGATTTTATAGGGGTGTTTGATAACTTTATTCCTCCTGGACAATGTGAGGACGTTATTAAAATGTATCAATCAGAAGAAAAAGCTAACAAAGTATATACAAGATATACAAATGAAAGAATAGAAGGTTTTCGTAAAAAAGATTCATCTCTTGATCTTCAACCTGCTTTTCATATGTTAAAAGATGATATTAAAGATATAATAGTAAACTTTGATATGGCATTACAACAATATTTTATTGCAACTAATATAGATGCAATAACTAATTCTAGATTTGGTTTTAAATATACAATTATGAAAATTCAAAAAACCTTACCTGGAGAGGGCTATCACGTGTGGCACACTGAGTGGGGAGAAGGAATGGGAATGGAAGGATTTACTAGGTGGTTGGTTTTTTCTATCTATTTAAATGACGTAGAAGATGGTGGAGAAACAGAATTTTTACATTTTTCAAAAAGAGTAAAACCTAAAAGAGGTAGAATAGTTATTTGGCCTGCAGCTTTTCCATATGTTCATAGAGGTAATCCTCCTTTGTCTGGAGAAAAATATATTTTAACGTCTTGGCTTTGTTTAAAACAAAGTTAATTAAAATAAAAATTATTATGAAGTATATGAAGTAGGTCTTGCGCCTAATCTAGTAATTTTATCTGCTTCAGTTTCCTCAACAGGATTTCCATCTGAATCTATAGTATTACCTTCAGTATTGTTATCCCAATCTGCTTGAAGTTGAGCTAAATGAGCTGCATCAAATTTATCTATAAAATTTGTTCTAAAATCTCCTAATACAGATGCATCATAAGAACCGTTTTCAGAATTATCTTTATATTCTACTTGATCATTATCTACACCATCATCAGTAAATTGAATAGCATGAATATTATTCCATTTAGAATCATTCCAAAATGAATCGTGTCCTTCTATTTTATGAGCTCCAGGATTAGAAGTTGAAAAATCACCTGTTTTTTTAATTATTGTTTTATCTTCAATAATAATTGTCCATAGACCATGTTTTGACATAAAAATCTCCTAAGTTTTAATTATATATATCACAGTTAAATATGGTTGCAACACTGAACTTGAGTCACCTGTAAAATTAGCAGATAGACCATGAGAGTGAGCTCCACCACCACCTGCACTATTAGTGCTTGAGTTACCCATAGGATATGCTGGTTGAGAGAGACTTCCTGATGGACCACTTTGTCTGTAATTACTTTTTTTACCACTTCCTGGGTGAGCATGAGAAGGTAGTAAAGGACTACTAATAGTAGTGTTTCCTGCATTACCAGATATGTTTCCAGTATTTGCTACTGCGTTTGCTCCACCTGTAGATCCCACAGCTTTACTAGGTGATTTTCCAACCACAACATTATCAGAAATGTTTGGAACTAAAAATGTACTTGAACCATCTCCAGCCCCATAAGTAGTGCCTATTACTCCAAATAAAGTTGAATAAGTTGACCTTGAAACTGTTTGACCATTACATTCTAAAAATCCTGATGGAATACTTCCTGAACTCCATGGTATAACAGATCCTGTTGTAACACCCACTAAACCTTGAATGTTTGAACCGTTAAAATCATATTTTGTTGCTTCGTAATTTGCCATAGTTTTAAGTTTTAATTATATATATTTGAGTTAAATAAGGTTGTACCACAGAATCTGATCCACCGCTAAAAGAAACTGATAATGGATGGGAATGACCTCCGCCACCACCTGTATTTCCTGAAGTATAACCTTGAGGCGGTATAACAGTTGATTGAGGATAAGCAAAACCATGATTATTCATTTGACTGTAATCAACAGAGTGATCGTGACTAGCAATTTCAGGAGTACTTAAAGTATGGTTAGCAGCATTTCCACCAACGTTTCCTGCATTAGTCACTGCGTTAGCTCCTCCAGTTGAAGCTAGAGCTTTACTAGGTGATTTACCCACTGCTACTTTGTCTTGTAAATCAGGTAATCCAAATGTAGAAGAACCATCACCAGCTCCATAGGTTGTACCTACAACTGCAAATAATGCAGAGTAAGTTGATCTTGAAACTGTTTGACCATTACACTCTAAGAAACCTGATGGAATACTTCCCGCACTCCATGGTATAATTAAACCAGTGTTTACTAAATCTATTCCTGTAAGATTTTGTCCAGTAAAATCATATTTTGTTGCTTCGTAGTTTGCCATAATTTCCTCTAAGTTTTAATTACATACATTAATGTTAAATATGGTTGCACAATTGATTTTGAGCCACCTGAAAAATTTGCTGATAAAGGGTGGGAATGAGCTCCACCACCACCTGTATTAGATATAGTAATATCAAACATTTGATATGTTTGACCATACTGGTTAGGGTTTGCGTTTGCACCACTTTGTGGAAAAACAGGTTCACGTCCAGCGTTATAAGTATGGGAGTGACTAGCAATTTCAGGAGTGCTAAGAGTAGTATTTCCTAAACTACCACTTAAATTCCCACTACAAGTAACAGTGTTAGCTCCTCCAGTTGAAGCTAAAGATTTACTGGGAGATTTACTTACACAACAGTTATCTTGAAAATCTGGTAGACCAAATGTAGATGAACCATCTCCAGCCCCATAAGTTGTACCTACAACTGCAAATAAATCCGCATAAGTTGATCTTGAAACTGTTTGACCATTACATTCTAGAAATCCAGATGGTACTGACGCAGTAGTCCAGGGTATAATTAAACCAGTGTTTAAACCTTGAATATCAGTAAGATTAGCACCGTCAAAATCGTACCTTGTTGCTTCATAGTTAGCCATGGATTATTTCTCCTTATATGTCCAACCGGTAGTAGCGTCTCCTGAATAAACTAATGTGAAACCAGCACCTTGTGTGTTGACCACAAGATCGGCTGCTGAATTAGCTATGTTAGAAGAATTTCTTCCAACAGTTAATGCGTTAGTATTGAAATCATAACCTTGATCAATAAAAGAAACTTCATCACCAGCTGAGGGTGACGCTGGAAGTGTTGCTGTTACTGCTCCACCACTTGTGTTTACTAAAAGTTGAGCACCAGCTTGAACTGTTTCTGCTGCAGTAATTGCTCTCCATTTTTTTAGCTCACCCGCTTTTACAACATTAGTTCCATCAGAATATAATGTGTAAGTGTGACCTTCACATAAAAGAACACCTGTTCCAGATGTAGTTTTGAAAGTTAAAGTGTAACCTGCATGATTACATCCATCTTCAACTACATATGTTTTTTCAACTGAATCTGGAATAGTAACATTTAAATTACCTTCGAGAGTTCCAGTTAATTTAATAACTTCATTCTTACCATTTGATAAAGCACCATTTGTAAAAGTTAAAGCTCTAGATGCGTTAGTTACGTTAAATGCGTCATAACCACCAATTGCTTGTTCAAGAATTAGTAAGTTAGTATTTGTAATTTGTCCCCAAGTTCCTGAGTTTTCTCCAGTTGCTTGAACTGTTAATTTTAAACTAGCTGATGTTGAGTTTGCCATAATTTAAATTCCTTATTTGCGTTTACTTTACTAAAAAATTGAGTTTGTGTCAAACTCATTATGCAGCTACTTCTGTCCATCCTGGAGGATTTATAGGCGCTGTACCTGTGTTTACTTCGTTCCAGATTAAAGCACTACCAGAACCTTGGCCCATAGTCAAGGTATTTCCTGTTAGTGGTACATCTACATGAATAACAATATTTTCATTTCCTAAAGATGCACTCATTGCTATACCAGTTACATCTACAGGAGTATTTAAATCAACAGCAAGAGTACCTAAATTTGCACTCATTGCTATACCAGTTACATCTTGTGGAACATCTCCTTGCATTCCTAATTGGCCTAAAGAACCAATCATGAAATTACCTGTAATCATAGCATCAGGTGCAGGATCCACATTTGCTATTGTTACTTGAGCTACGTTTAAAGTATTGGCAGTTACATTTGCATTACCACTAATAGTTTCTGAAACACTTCCTAAGTTAGAAGACATTGCAACACCTGTTACATCGATATTTGCAAATTGACCTTCAACACCCCATGCATTTACATTCCATTGCTGTCTACCCCAACCTTGCGCGTTGAATGCATCAATGGTACCTAAACTTGCTGTTGCTTGATTACCTGTAGCCATCGCATCAGGACCAGCGTCTGCTGTTCCTAATGTACTAGACATTTCTACTCCAACTGGAAATACTTTTGATTGAATATCAATGACAGGAGTACCTAATGCTCCAGTTATTGTTTGACCATTGTTTGTAGCAGGGCCAGCACTTGCACCTGCTTGAATATCTACACTACCTGTATTTGTAGTTGCTTGATTTCCTGTTACTAATAATGTTCCAGAAATACCCCATGCAAAACTATTCCATTGTTGTCTTCCCCAACCTTCTAAATGAAAAGCATCAAGTGTGCCAAGTGCCATAGATGCTTGAACTCCAGTGACTGATGCGTCAGGGCCAACATCTACTGTTCCTTCACTTGAAGTTAATGATATACCTGTTGGAGTAACTAAAGCTAAACCTGTAGCACTCACACTACCTTGAGTGGTAGTCATGGCTATTCCTGTTACATCAATATTTGCATCTCCTATAGTTTCTGTTGGAGTTCCCAAAGCTCCTGCCATTGCGATACCTGTAATAGATACAGTGTTAACAGAACTTCCAAAAGCATTAGTGTTCCAAGTAAGAGCACCATAAGAATCTGATGTAATATTAGCTGCACCACCCATTCCTGCGTGATTGCTGCAATAATAATATAAATTTGATGGAGCAGAGGTAGCTACAGCTATTTCTGTATAAGCTCCTGATGATCCAGGAGTACCATTTGTAGTTACTCCTGTTGTGTATGGAGTTGAGTTTCCTGAATCACTAGAAAAAACTAATGGGTGTGTAGAGTTGGATGAATCAGATTGATCGAACTTATAGGTCGCACCTCGGGCAAGAGCAACAGTTGCTTGTTGCACACCATCAATAAAATATTTATTTCCGCCACCAGTGTTAACAACAGTAACTGTAAATGTCTTGACCGCCATAGGAAGTTACCTTCCTATTATCCAGATATTCTTAGGATCGCGGCTGTTGATGTAGCTGCTGGAAACTGAATTGTGAAAACACCTGCTGTCGCTGTTTTATCTGCTCCAAAATCTAAAGCACATACAGCTGCATTAGTTGCAGTTGCAGAAGTGTTATAGATTAAAGCTCCTCTAGCAGTCAAAGTCACACCTGTAAAAGATCTGTCTGCGAAGTCTGCTCTTGCAACACCAGCTGTCAAAGAAGTCGCCTGGTTTACAAGTAAACCACCACCTGCTGTGTACTGACCAGTGTTTCCTACTTCGTTTGTAGGTGAACTAGTCAACAAAGATGTTGTTGCTGAGTTTAGAGTAGCTGAAGAAGTATAAAGAGCGATTTTAAACTTGTCATCACCAGAACCAAAATTATGCTCGCCTTCCAATAATTGTTGTTTGAAAGAATTTGCAATTGCTTGTGTTATAGCCATAGTTTTATCTCCTTATTATTATTTACCGCCGACACGAGGAGTACCACTTTGATATTCATCACGTCTTCGTCTTCCCATTTGTTCTATAGAGAAGCCTTCTAATACTTGTTTATACTTTCCTTCGTATAATTGCAAGAGATCATTTGGCCCCTTTAAGAATGAAAATGCTTCTACTAAGCATGCATATAATAAGCCATTGGGAAATTGTTGGCTAATATATGTTTGTGTATTTGTACTCGATAATCCCTCTGGTTTCAAGATATAATTTAATTGAATTGTATAAGTAGCATTTGGAGTTGGAGCCAATACTATTGTATCATCATCCCACCAGCTATAGTATTTTGGAACTCCTGTAGCATTAGTAGGATTATATTCTGACATAAAACTTGAATCTCTCCATTGTAAAAATTCTCTATTTTCAGAAGCACCTACACCATCAGAATCTACTATTTGAGCTGATCTAATTACTAAGGCATTTTGAGGTGTATCAATAAATCTTGTTGAAGCTATAACTTGAGCTTGAGCATATCTTTTATTTGCATCAGTGTCTACATCTCTCATAATTCTAAGTTCTGCATTTTGAATAAGTCCATTAACAATTGTTGTTGTTAAAACATTTGCATCTACTTCAGTGTAGTCTTTAATTTGTTGTACTAATTCTGCGTATGTCATTATGTTGTTACCGTTACTGTTCCTAAATTAATTTGTGCTTCTCTTTTTACATTAATTTCACTTCCATTATCTGGTACCATACTATTTGTTTCAGTTCTATAAG